TCCTCTGGTCGAAACGCTGCAAGGACAAGGCACTGGTCGGCACCGTCAAGGAGACCGTCATGCAGGTCAGCCGAAGCAAGAAGTGGGCTTCCAAGCCCCTGCTGGACGATGCTGGAAAGCCTGTCCTGCAAAAGAGCGGCAAGCCAGTCCTGAAGAAGTCGTACAGTGCCCTGCAAGACGATTTCTTCAACTATATGCGCAATGCCGGGTACACGGATGTAGAGCGCGGTGAGCGCGGCAACACCGAAGAACACCTGACCGTCACCCAGTTCAAAGTCCAGCGGGAGCAGGAACGTCTGGACAGCCTGACCGCCCAAGCCGACCAAAAGGCGCAGTCGCTTGCCAAAACCAGTCAGACCCTCTCCAAAAAGGAGAAGGAACTTGCCGCTGTGCAGAAAAAGGCCACGCTCACGAAAGAAGCCCTCATTCATGCGCGCGATCTGGATTATATCGGCAAGCGCACCTTTCTCGGTAACTACTCGCTGACCGAAGAAGAATTTTCCAAGCTGAAAAAGCAAGCCGACCACGGCTATATGATGGACGTGGAGAACCGCCGCTTGAAAGAAGAACTTTCCACCGCCAAGAAGGAGGCCGTTCGTTGGAGTAACAAGTACCACGACCTGTGGTACGACGTGAAACCCTATCTGGATGCTCTCCACCGTGCTCCTGAACTGGTGCGCAGCTTTCTGGAAAAGATTCTTGCCCCCAAGCAGGAGCGCACCATGAATGTGCCGCAGCGAAACCGCAAGCGTGGGCAGGATATGGAACTTTGATTTTCGGAGGATACCATTTGAACAAAAAGAAGAAGTTAAACAAATCCGGCTACCCGGATGAAGCAATCAAGACCCTTGCACGTTGCTTTTATCCCTCCATGGTTGAGTTTTTCAACAGCGAGGAAGGCCAGCGTGAATATGAGGAATGGCTGAAAGAGCAGGAAGTTCTACAAGCCTTGCCTGTTGCAGCATAAAAAGCCAGGGCGTTCTCTCTACCGGGAACGCCCTGGCTTTTTTGCTACCATTACAGATGAAACAGCATCCAAAGAGAAAAAGCAATAATTGAACCATATATCGGAACAAGTGTTTTTGTTATCATGACTCTTAAGATGCAAGGCTCATTTTCAGTTTTCGGAGACCACATCTTTTTGTTGTGAGGATTCAAATCATAGCAATACATGTCCGACTTTTGTCTGTTTTCTATAACCCATTGATACTTTAGTCTGTACAACTTTTCCATTTTCAAATAGAAAGCATCCAAATACCAAAAGCAAGCAGTTACTACAACGCTAACCCCACACAACAATTTTGCGTCAAACGTTTCTGGGAGTAATGCTAGCGCAACAGCAACTAACGTAATTGCCCATCCTTTAATGATAAACGAATTTTGCGCCATCCGAGATATGCATCCTTGAATTAAATCAATTTCTTTATCCATAATAGCTTTACGTTCGTCTTTTTCCATAGTTATCACCTCTATGATTCATGATTGTATGGATCCGTTCCAGAAAGCCATTTTTCCAACGAAACATAATTTCCATTTTGAGGATCATTTACCCAAAATTGATACTTTTGAGTATTCTCAATCGGCGCATAATCAATAAATGGATAGAGCCCTAAGTACTCTTGCCCTTTGAACGTAGAGCCTTCATCTTTCATAATAGGCAAAATTGCACAACGACCATTTTTTGAGGCATCGACATACCCTAATTCCCATGGGCACCATTTCGAATTACTAGAATTGCTTGTAGCAACATATGCTAAGCTTTTCGATAGTTCCATTCTCTTTCGTAAAGTATTGGCTGTTGCGGCGGTTACTTTTGAACGATCCAACTGCTGATCTTCTATCCAGTCAACATACACACTATACCCCGCCTGATTGAACAAATCAACTACAGCATACACAAGCGTTTTATCCAAGTAGCTGTGTGAAAGAAAAATATCATACTTATCTTTACTATCCTTTCTAAATGTCTGGACATTTTCATTTAGAACTTCTTTCTGAGCAAATTCAAGATTAAGTTTTTTATCGCGTGCCACACGATGAAGATATCCTTCATTCAGTATCATAGACGCACCTTCTTTCTGAAACATTATACCATAAAACAATATTTTCTTCCACCTTTTTGTTCAAAAGGTCAATTTCAAATCAATCCTCTAACCTATGGCTCCCGGCCACATTCTTCAAATATTCCTCCGGCTCACCGTTCAGAATCAGTTCGGCATACGCCAGTGGGGCATTATAAATCAGGTAGTCCAGTTCCGTCTGCTGTGCCATGGTGACATCCAGCGCATCCTCGACCTCAGTGCAGTCGATGGAGATTTTTCTCCCATCCCGGAGTAGCAGTTCCACGCACCCGGTATCCATGTTGAAATGGCAAGCCCTTGCATCGTACTTCATAATCATACCCTCCAAATCTTGTTAGTGGCTTACGGTCTATGACAAGGTATCGGAGTTTTGCGCCGTCCACAGGAACCTTCGTTGTTGTACCCGAAGAAAACGAAAAATCCGAACCCTTCTCCAATCGGAAACAGGTTCGGATTTTTCTTGTTTGGTGGGCGCGGGTGGATTCGAACCACCGAAGCTGAAAGCAGCAGATTTACAGTCTGTCCCCATTGGCCACTCGGGAACACGCCCATATTCTTTTGTGCCCGCTGCGCGGACTGCCTGTATATATTACCACGCGCAAAGCAGTTTGTCAACCATCTGCAACAGATTTTATCGCAATTTCTGCACCAATCTCTCCAACAAACTCGCCCCATGGAAAAACCGCCCGGAAATCAATGTTCCCGAGCGGTTTTTCTTGGAGCTGGTGACAGGAGTTGAACCTGCAACCCACTGATTACAAATCAAGTTTATTTGACGCATTATCGTAAATTGTTATTGACTTGTTAACTTATTGTTAGACTATGCGTCTCGTGTCCCAACGTTGAAGGCTATGTAAAAATAGCACATTCTATGTCTTTTTACAAGTCGCTTATCTTCCGCATCACTAGCTCATACTCTTTCGGGTACGCCAGCTTTATTGCCTTCATGTGTTCGTCGAGCACCTGCATCAGACCGCCGAAAGGAACAGAGCTGGCAGCCGTCACAAAGTCGCTTTGCGGTTCCGTTGCCGTGGAGTACGCCGCCCGGTAATCCGTGGGCGGCAATGCCTGGGTCTGCGTTTTACGTGCCTGCTTTTCTTCCAGCTCGTCCCGCACAGTGCAGAGGGCGGCAAGCTTTTCCACGCTCTGCCAGTCCGTTGAACCACATTTCAGCTTGTGAATGTGGGTGTTGATCTCGTCAATATCCATACCTGCCGCCCCCCTTTCTTATGCGTTGCGCAAGATGTCAGCGGCCCGCTTGTATGCATCGCGCTCTGCGCCGGTGGCCTCCTTCATCATGTCCTCGATGTCAGAGATCATGCGCTCACGGCCATCCGTGCGGGAGTAATGCCCACGAACATAGTGACGGCCTCGGTTGGCATAGCTGTTGCCCCGGTTGTAACCGTTTCCGGCATCGTGGCCGAAAGTCCCGCGCATGTCAGCAGCCCACTCGCCCGCACGACTGTACTCGCCGCCCTCACAGTAATCCTCAATGCGGTGGATGTCCAGAATGATGTCCACGATCTCGCCGATCATCTCAACATCGCCAGGGGACCGGTTCTTTTTGTCGGTCAGCTCCATGAGCTCGTCGCACATTTCATCTTTCAGATGGTTCAGTTTATCCAGCATGGCTTTATCTCCTTTCTTATGCTACCCGCTCAACGATCAGGTTGCTGTTTGCAATGCTGACCGTCTGCGCGCTGGTGTTCTTAACCGCCACGGTCACGCAGCAGCCACGCGGCACCTCGATGAACGCAGCCACGAAAACGTTGAAGTAATTTTCGACTGCCGCCGGGGTGACAATGGCGGTCGCACTGGTCAGCGACTCACCGCCGACAGCCAGCGCCACGGAAACGGACCCCACAGTGCCGCCGGCGGGAATGGCGATATTGCCGCCAAAGCTTACCTTGAAGCGTGCTTTGCACTGATTGGTCAGGCCCCGCAAGGTCACAAGGCCGCTGCCCTCACGGTGCATGATGCAGGCGGGGGCTTTCACCGCGGTCTCGGTCAGGGGAAAGTTTTCACCCGCCGCCACACTGACGGTGTTAGAGTTGCTAAATTCAGCCATTATCCGAAACCTCCTTTTCTGCACAAACAGGCGCATTTACTGCATAAACGGTTTTTAAGATATCCATCCAAGAATTGGATGGATCTGCTTTTTCCGTATCAAGCAGGGTTTTCAAAATAAAAACATAGGTGTTCAATTCCATCATGCTCATTTTGTTCTTATCCATGCTGTACAGATAATCTACAAACTGCTGTTTCAGCTCTGCTAAGGTCATTCAAATGCTCCTTTCATAATAAAAACGCCGGGGCTTTTGCCCCGGCGCTCTGGTTTGCAAAATCAGCTCAGGGGCTGAACATTTTCCATTTTGGAAAAAGTTGCCGTGATTCGGTTATGCGCAGCTGCCGCAGCCGGTCCCACAGCCATAGTAAATGGCGTTGGGGTTAGGCACCTGATAGGCAGGCACGGGAGCTTTCTGCTGCAGAGTTCCGATGATCTGGTTGGTCTGCGCGTTCATCGCGGTGGTCAGGAACGCGCTCTGGCGATCCTGAGAAGCAGCCCGGCGCAGCTCGTTGTTCTCGCTCTGCAGGGTGGCGATCTTATCATTGGTCAGGAAGTCGAGCACCGCGCGGGTGTTGCTGTTCTGATTCTCGATGATGTCCCGGGTGTTGTTGTTCATGGTGTTCTGCGTTGCGCAGAAGCCCTGCTGCATCTGGTTCCGGGTGTCGCACTCCTGCGTGGCCAGATTGTAGTTGACTCCCTGGATCGCGGTCTGGGTCTTGCAGCAGCAGTCTGCCAGCTGTGTAGCCAGAGCATTCTGACCCTGCATCAGCGCAACGTTGGTGCTGTTGAAGCCCTGCTGCATGGCGTTGGTGACGCCGTTCAGGCCCTGCTGCACGCCGTTGAAGCCCTGAAGCATCCCGGTGTTCATGGCATAGAAGCCATCGCACAGGCCGCTTTCCAGCCCGTTCAGCTTGTTCATGACGCTCTGGTTGTCGAAGCCGCGCTGCAGGTCTGCCTGTGTGACAGCGCTGGTCATATAAGGCGAAGCGCCGCCCATGCCGCCGCCCCAGCCAAAGCCGCCCATGCCGCCCCAGCCGAACATGCCGAAAATCAGGAAGAGGACGATCCAACCCATCCAGTCGCCGCCCCAGCCGTTGAAGCCGTTGCTGTAACCGTTGGCGGGCTGTACCGGCATGGTCAGAACCGTGCTATCAGAAGAAAGAGACATAGTTTTACTCCTTTACGTTAGATTTTGAAATTTATTCTAAATGCGGCCGCATTTTAGAATCCAAACATATTTTTCATGCCGTTGAGCATCGGCGCAATCTGCTGTGCCCGCTGCTGAATGGCGTTGAGCTGCTGTTGTGAGAGCTGCCCGGAGGTGAGCATCTGGTTTATCATCTCCTGCGGGTTCTTTCCCTGCATCTGGCCCATAAACTGCTGGAACTGCCCGCCAATGGGGTTCTGGGTCTGTCGGCCCATCGAGTTGTACAAGCTGCTGCTCATCGTTTAGCTCTCCTTTTCCGGCTCTGGTGCTTCCTGCTTCTCCAACGCCGCCAGCTTTGCCGCCAGCGCGTCGAACTCCTTGCGGGTGACATACTCCCCGCCTGCGGCTTGCGTGGCAGCGATCGACGCTTTGGGGCCGCTGGTGCGTTCTTTGTAGTCGTAGATGCGGAGAGGGAACGGCCTGCCGTCCTGTCCCACTTCTTTGATGTAAAAGGTATCGGAATCGGCATCCAGTAAAAGCACCCGGCTCCCGTTGGCGACCAGATAGCCCCGAGCTGCCGCTTCACCCTGTACCCAGATAAAGCCGCTGTCAGCCGGTGCGGCCTGCCCCTGCATTGTAGGCATCATGACGGGCTGGGGCTGGTACTGTGCCGCCCTGAGCTGTTCAAGCTGCCCCTGCGGCTGTTGCGGGTAATACACTTGTGGGTATCCGTTATAGATCGGCATTGCTTAGTCCTCCTTGTACCAGTAGTAGATCGGGCATTCTGCGCCGCTGTCCCAGCTGTCTAGCCAGTCGCCGTTGACCACGGCCAGAACGTGGCCGGAGCAGCCCAGTACATACACGCCGTTCGGGTACTCCCGGGCAAAATCTGCCACCGTGTAACAGGTGGTGCAGTCCGCCTCGACAAGGCGACGCTTGAATCCGTGCTTTTGGAGGTATGCGCCCCATGTGCGGTTGGCGCTGGGCATATCGCCGAGAGCAAAGCCGGTCAGCGCCAATCCAATGTAGGCCTGCTCCCAGCTCTGCCCAGTGGCCGCAGCTACCGCACGCACAGCACAGTCTCCGACGCTGCCCCCGTTGGGGTTGGGGCTGAACTTGATCCACACTGGCGCTTGCCTCCTTTGCGCCCAGTGTAGCAGAGCCGCCCGGCGGGAGAGGCAACGAGCGACCAACGAAGGACAAAAATGCTCTATTTTGCCAAAAGAAAAAAAGTGCTCATTGAGCGCAAATTTTTACAAAAAGGCTTGACTTTTGCGCTCAATGAGCGTATAATAAAGACAGTGAAAGACACCAACACACAACAACATGGAGGTAAAAAATATGAAGATCCTTAACGCTGAAGAGTTCGCCGCAAAGGTCATGGAGAACGGCACCGAGGTGGAGCCTGACGAATACAAGACCATGGACTGGCAGCAGTGGGAGCCAGACGAAACCGTCTGGACGATTTACGCCCACATCGGCTGCGATGGTGAGGTTTTGCACTGCCGTGATCACGCAACGGATACGTTTACAGCAGACATGCACTTGACCAATGAGCAGTCCGAAGCGCTCATGAGCGGCGAACTGGACGACATGGAGAAGGACGTCATCATCAGCGACATCTACCCCCAGTACGTCGAGACGCTCAAAGAGAACGAAGAGTGGATTGACCTGTAAATAAAAAAATCCCCTGCCGGATGCTCGCAACATCTGGCAGGGGATTTTGTGAAAGACGTACCATGGAGGTACACGAACATATTATCACCCAAAAGAAAGGAAGTCAACTATGTACAGCAATGCAGAACTTTTTGGCATGGCTGCCAAGCAGCCGAAGGAAATCTTTATCAATAACGTTACACTCAGCATCCCGGACGATGCCGAGGGGCATGTCGATCTGGACGCCGAGATCGCCCGCCTGTCCCATCTCTGGGACGTCTCCCGTATGAGCGTGCGGGAGATGGTGGTGGCATCCGGCATCAGCCAGACCGCCTTTGCAAAGGGTGCGGGCATCCCGCGCCGCACGGTGCAGGGGTGGTGTTTGGGCGAGCGCGACTGCCCGGAATACGTCCGCTTCCTGCTGGCCGAGCACTATGGGCTGATCTGAGGAGAATGTTATGGCAGATTTGACTGGAAAGCATTTTGGAAAGTGGACGGTACTTGCGCCGTCTGAAAAGCCGCACTACTACACATGCCAGTGTGAGTGCGGAGTGGTAAAAGACGTGTATGACAGCTCCCTGCGTCTTGGCAAAAGCCGCAGCTGTCTGTCTTGCGCGAATCGAGGGCAAAAGCCAGCCATGACGGAGACGGCTTTACGAAAGGCGAAGAAAAAAGAAGGACAGATTATTAACGGATGGAAAGTATTGGAAGTTTTGCCCGAAAAGAGGTCAGGTTGTTTTCTGTGCCGTGCTATTTGCCCGAAATGTGGGAAGGAAACCACCGTAAAGATCACAAGGCTTTCTCGAATCCAGCATTGCGCAGATTGCAACAGGGACATTGGAGAAAAAAACGGGGCAATTCACAGCACAGCTTACGCGGGTGGCTCTTCCCTTATGTCGATTCGCACAAGGGTTGGAGGCCATATCAATAAAAATTCCACTTCTGGCGCAAATGGCGTGTGTAAAGACAACCACGGCCGATGGCGTGCATATATCAACTTCCAACGCAAGCAATATCATCTCGGCAGCTATGACACAATCGAAGAAGCCGTTGCGGCCCGCAAAGAGGCCGAAGACCTGATCTACGCCCCGTACCTTAAAGAACATGAAGGATGGGAAGAAGAACTTTCCAGCAGGCTTGAGGAATTGAAGAAAAAGTAAAAAATCCCCCGATGCTCCAAACGGAACACCGGGGGTTTCTGCGTCTCCCACATGGTACGCACTGCAAGGAGGCGGGTGGGAGACTGTTCAGCGCCGAATCTGGCGACTGCTTTTTTAATTCTCCGTTAAGCACGGAGTTAGCTCTTGAATGACCCGCCATGATACGCATTGTTAAGAGGCTCGACGGGTTCTATTGGGTATATTATACCACAAATCGTATAAAAAGAAAAGCGGCAAACCCGAAAGCCTGCCGCTTTTTTGAATCGCCAGAGCAAAATCTCAAAACTAATCCCTAGACAAGATTAGTATATCATACATCCAGCATTTTTTCAATTCCTTTCAGCCGGTAGCCTATCGCCGTCCGGCTGTAATGTGTCTGTGCCGCAATGTCCGGCAGCGGAAGCCGCTCGACGTACCGCAGTAAGGCTATCTTACGGTCTACCCTCCCAAGCGGTGCGTTTTTGATGGCGGCGGTCATCTGCTGTCTGTCAAGCCTTTGCAGCGCAGCGGGCAGCACCACACGAGCCGCCGCCACAGGCAGCACCGAGCCAGAAGGGCTGCGGGAGCTGTCCGGCGTTACGCACCATATTGCCAAGCACGGCAAAATGGTGACGTTTTGTCACCATTTTCGTGATGTCACGAAATTGCTCTTGTGCGGCGTACATTTTGTTAGCGCCAACAAAATGGTTGTATGTAGTGCTTGCCATGATATCCTCCTTACTGCGTGATTTCCTCAGCGTCCTCCGCATCCAGTGCATCGTAGTACGCCTGCGCCAGCTGCTCCACCTCTGCAATGTCATCTGCGGTCAGCAGTCCGTTGTCGTAGTGCATATATGCTTTATCCAGCCAGAACGCAACATCGCGGCCAGCGGCGATTTCCCGCTTGATGCTGCGCAGCGTCAGGTCATGGCGAGATCTGCTTTTGATTGCCATATGTATGTACCTCCTTATGTGTTGGTCATTGATGCTACTGCATCCTCAAGGTCAGTGATGCGCTTGATGGGGTCTGCACGTCCCGTCACGGTCACGCTGTCTGCATCGGTCAGCACGGTGTTCACGCCGCTCAGAGCGGGGATAGGCTGTGCACCGGTGGCGGTGATGGGGACGGGGCTGGCCAGCTTGTAGCAGACTTGCACCGGCGTTCCGGCTGCGGCCTGGGCGGCGAGGTAGGATTTCCAGTTGTCGAGAGAGGTTTGCTTATCTGCATGCTTAATACGCAGTTTGGCATAAGGGTGCAACGCAGTTGAGTATACCCACGCACACTTGTCAGCGATAGTATTCGCGTATGGATTATCCACGATATATCTATCAGCCTTTTGCGAACGTTTTGCGGCTGATATGTCGTCTGTTGAGCTGGGAATGCCATAGCTTTTATACGCCGTCTCACAATATCCATTTATCAGCTTCCATTCTTCCGTCCCATCCAGCGTTATGATTTTCCACGTTTCCGTCCCCACTCCCGTCACCGCGTCCACCGTACCGCCGTACACGGTTTCAGGCAGGGTCAGAGTGTTTGTCTGCCCGATGTACGGTGTGTAAGGCTTCCATTCATTGCCTTCGACAAGCCAAATATTTTCATCCTTTTCAGGCCGTCCTTTTGACCAGTAGGCATCTAACCTTATTGCGGTCTGTCTAGCAAGTGCGAATGTGTGCTTATTGGAGTCGTATGTATGCTCAACGTCAGCACCGAGTGCGTAGACTCCATTTGCCACTGACAAGACACAAACTGTGTAAGTTCCGGCAGGCAAAGTCATCTCAGAAGTCGTTTTAATGTTGTATTTGGTTTTAATGATGGGAAAACGCGCTTTGTCCAGCAAATTCTCCCCGCACCGTTCCACGCTCAGCGCATCCCGCCCGGAAATCGGCCGGATGTTCTCCGGGCTTGGGTCGCCCTCTCCCGCCTGCGTGGGCTCCAAGCTGGCCACAACCCCCAGCGGATAATTTGCCACGGGGTAGCACTGCGCCGGGTTCCCGGTCTCAGAGATTGGCGGACAGAGGGTGTCAATGATGTGCTTGCTGCTCCATGCGTCGGTGCCGACTGTGGTGTCATCTATGACTGCTTTGCTTGCCAGCGCGTCGCCGGTCACTTTAGCGTCAGCTGCCTTGCCGCTCTGGGTCAGGGTGGCGTCCACGGTGGCATCCTTGCCGGGTGCGCCGTCCTTGCCGTCGGCACCAGCAGGGCCCTGTGCTCCGGTCTCGCCCTTCTCGCCCTGCGGCCCCTGCGGGCCGGTCCGGCCCTGTACGCCCTGGATGCCGGGTTGTCCCTGCGGCCCCTGCTCACCACGAGGCCCAGTTTCACCCTGAGGGCCAGTGGCTCCGGTAGCACCAGTGGGGCCTTGTGGGCCTGTCTCACCCTGCGGGCCGACCGGGCCGATGGGGCCAGGATCGCCCTTTTCGCCCTTAAAGTCACCGTTTGCGATGCCGTCTTTGAGCTCTTGCAGGTTATCTGCGGCCTGCTGCGCCGCAGTCTGTGCATCGGTCTTGGCCTGCTCTGCGGCGGTGGCATCGGTGCGCACGGCATCCACCAGTTGCTGCCAGGCAGGTGTGCCAGGTTCCGGCTCTGTGCCATCCTCTGTGCCGGAGTTTGCAGCCACACGGTAGCGCAGATCTGCACTTGTCACGGTACGGGTGCCGTCTGAGCCCTCAAAGGTCACGCAGCCGTTGCCGGGCTGGGCGGTCACGCTGGCGGGCACGTCCACATAGCCGTCCACCACCAGCGAGGACGCCGGGTCTTTGCCGTCCGGGACGTGCCAGAAGCAGCGGATAGCCAGCCCTTCCCACTCACCGGTGGCGGTGACGGCAAGGCGGTACACGCCCCGGTTTTTGGTGTAGCCAAAGCGCACCAGCTGCTCATAGCCCGGCACTTTGACGACGCCATTGGATGCGAGAGATACGCTTAGCTCAATCATGGGTTACTCCTTGTTGATGATAGGCTTCTTTTCTGCCAGTGCCTTCTTCATCAGGCTCACGGCCTTTTCAATCACCGCGTCAAGCACTTCATCCGTGATGATAGGCTTCAGCCATGCAGGGCAGGCCGCACGCAGCGCGTCAAAGACCTGCTTCTTTTTCTTTGCGCCCTGGCCGCTGCCCATGATGCTGTCCTCGGCCTTGCACACGAGGTCATAGGCCAGATCTTTGACAAGCTGCTTGTAGCCAAGCCGGATGGCACCCACAGCCAGAGACACAAAGCCCAGGACCATCAGAACCAGGGCGACGGGGGTGGGGATAAAGTTAAGCATTGCTTCCATGTTTTGTTACTCCTTCCATCAGGTAGTTATCAATTTTCGATTTGCTTGCTTGAATTGCCGCTACGTTATTTCCGGTCAGCTTCGATTCGAGCAAAGCACGGACGGCTTCAAGGGTAAGGCGGTTTACCTCGTCGATTTCCCCGAAGCGGGACAAATCGCGCCCAAGCGCCAAAGAATGTTGCGCATAGCCCGTTTCTAACGTTTGCAAGCGCTTGTCCATCTCGTCAAGCCGCTTGTTTTGCGCCTCGTCCGGCGCTCCGGCCTTTTTGATGTACTTGTGGATGATTTCCAGCACCTTGTCCACCGTGATAGCGCCAGCGCACACGCTGCCAAGGATGCTAGCCACCCACAAGATTGCCTGCTCTTTGGTCATGCGCCCTCCCGGAGACGGGTCAGGCCCTTCTTACAGATGATCTTCGGGTAGTTGCGTGTGGTCACATTGAGGTCAACGTGGACGCTGATGCCCGGCACAGCGCCCTTGCTGGTGTGCTGGTGGGCATTGTACTTGAAATCCACCTTCGGGGTCTTGCCAGTGTAGTCGGCAAGCCATACGTCCCACCGGGAGGACAGTCTGGCCATATCCAGTTCGTATTTGTAACCGGTGTAGGTGTAGAGTTGGGCATAAAAGCCCATCTTTTCCACCTGTTCCAGCGCGTAGGCGGAGAGGTTGGTGAGGTCGAGGGTGCTCATGGGCTTGAGCTTGTTTTCCTCCACGTCCACTGCCACAGGCATTTCCAGTGTTTTGCCACGCAGGGCGTCGGCCAGCAAGGAAAGTTCTGCATCGGCCATCGCCTCGCTGGTGGCGTAGGTATAGTAATACACGCCCACCGCCAGACCTGCCGCCTTTGCGTTGCGGTAGTTTGCTTCAAAGGTCGGGTCGATGTACAGGCCGTCTGCTCGCTTGGAGAGCCTGCGGTTTGTGCTGACGGTCTTGAGCATGACGCCCTGATAGCCAGCGGCCTTGACCTTCTTCCAGCCCTCCAGTGTAATGTTGCCCTGATACCGGCTTACGTCGATGTAGCGGTAGGGCGGTGCTCCAGTCCACTCGGTCACAGATGCCATTGTGTCCTCCTGTTCTGCCTGTTCTTCTGCCAAAGCGGCAAAGAACCGGCTCAAAAAGTTGAAAAGTGCGGTCAAGAATGCATTCATGTGCAATTTCCTTTACTCGCTGGTCTTTTCGGCTTTCTTTTCCTTCTCTGCCAGCAGCTCGGTGAGCTCGGCATACTGGTCATCGGTCAGCTTGTTGGCAGCGTAAAAAATATCCAGCTTTTTGCTCATGCCAGCAGTCTTGCCGCGCTCGATCATCCGCTTACAGGTGTTATACAGTGCCATATTCGTTTCCTCCTTTAGGTGTTGTCAGTGGTGTCATCATCGGTCACGCCCAGCTCCAAAAGAGTCAGGCGGTAGTCCTGGTCAAGGTTCAGTGCGTCGGCATCGTCCTGCGCGGCCTGGGTCTCGGTCAGCAGTTCGGCAATGGTGGGGTAGTGGTAGCCGGTGAGCCAGATCTCTACGGTGTAGCCGCCGGTCGACGTTTCTGTTGCAAAGTGCAGGGTCCCGTTTGTCTGGAAAGTCGTGTTGGATGCGAAAATTCCAGTGCCGTTTCCGTAGTTATGATTGGCGGTGCTGCCTTTTGCAATGTCTACTTCCTCGCCGTACCCGCCGGTAGGGCTGTTATATTTCGTCTTGACGTGCACGTAGTCCAGGCCGTCTGGCATTTTGATATCGTAGGTCTTCCACCTTTTTCCGGTTTCCACGTGGTGGTTCCACACCAGCCGCGCCTCCGACTTGACCGCCACACTGGCCGCGATGGTATCATACAGCGTCTTGCCGCTCAGGGTGCCGTCCGGGGCAATGTCCAGATAGTCGCCCACCTTCACGCCGCCCAGCTGGTCTGCCGTAGCGGGCGGCAGGGTGTACGGCGTGCCGAACTTGGCGTCGGCCTGGGCCTTGGTGTACCTCTGATCCAGGGCGTCGCCGGTCGCTTTTGCATCAGCCGGTGCGCCCGATACGGTCAGGGTCGTGTCAGTGGACACGATAGCCTTTGCGTCGGCGGCACTCTTTGCAGCTGCTTCCTCGCTGGCCTTTGCGGAAGATGCACTAGACGCGGCAGCAGTTTGACTGGCCGCTGCTTCTTCGGCACTGGAAGCAGATTCCTCGGCTTTCGATGTCGAAATACCTGCCTGCTCTTGCGCTGCGCTTATGGCGTTTGCAGTGGCGTCCTTGACTGTCTGGGCTGCTGCTGCGGCCTGTGCTGTGGCAGTTGCCGCCGCGTTTGTTGCTGTTTCCGCACTCTGAACAGCTTCTTCCTGCCGCGCGATAACAGCCTCGCCATACTGCTTCACATACTCAAAGCCCTGTGCAAGGGCTTCCCGTACTTCCACGCCGCGTTCTGCATTGCGGACTTCGGAAATTGCTTCGTCAAATGTCTTATCCAATTTATCACCCCTTTGCGGATGCATAGCCCTTCAGCGAGCGGCTCAGGTCATAGGCGTCACTGGCTTTTCGTGCGCTCAGGGCCTGCAAGTCGCTGACGCTGGAGAAATCAATGCCCAGCGTGAATTCTTTTTTGTCCGGCGCGTCCAAAGGTTCCACAAGCTTAGAGCACAAAAGCCAGGTGTTCACCCCGTGCGGGTTGGAGTAGATGTGTGTCATCTTGCCAAAGCCAAGGCGGGCGATATCCACACCGGCATCCTTGAGGTCCACAGCCTTTACCGTGATTCCGTCAAGGTAACGCAAGTTTTTGGACAGCTCCGCGTTTGCGGCATCCAGAAGCGACTGCGTTGTGTTTTCGGTTCCGTCCTGCACAATGACCCGCGCGATGATGCCAAACAGCTTTTGCGCGGTGGCGTCGTTAGCGGTTGCCGTGATGGTGTTGGTTTTCTCCCACAAAAACCAGCCGGATTTCTTTTTTCCGACGGCAATGACGCGGGTGACAATATCCTCTGCTTTGACGTAGCTGCTCAGGTCGAGCAGGTTTGTGCCGAATGCGATGGGCTGCCCATTTTTCTCCTGCACTTCCTGGACGTAGTCCAGATACCGGGCCCCGTTTTCGTGCCGGACGATCAGATAACCGCCGTATACATCCACAAGCTCATTTTGGATGACATCCCATGTAACGCCAAAATTTCGTCCATCGCCAAAGGTGTACCGTGGCGCAGAATCGTAACGGACAACGGAAGAATCCGGCAAAGCTGCACCGTTGAACAAGACGGCATAGCCGTCTCCCTTCTTTTCGATTTTCCAATTTTTCGAGACCGTGTCTTTGAGATCGTATTCCGTCTCAGGCGGAAGGGATTTTGAGTGCGTGGCGCATGTGATATCCGGCGTAACCGTTCTTTGCGTAGCTTCGTGCGTCTGGCCATCTCCGTCCAAGGGCAGGGCCACATTTACGCTCACGGAAAACAGGCCGTTTCCTGTGCGCCAGATATACCCGTTTATGGAAGAATCTGCATGCTTTTCATTCAGCGTCCAGCTGTACGCGGATGGATCCGGGGCCGTGTCATCATCCGAGTAGCCGACTTCATATTGGCTTACAAGCTGTACGCCGGACGAGGTATAAAGTCCATATTCATACCTGTAATCGCCGTCACTATCCGGAGTACCCGCCATGTATTCCAGTTTCATCACGCAGTTATGCAGCTCTGGCACCACCACGCTGGTGCTCGGAAAGCCAACATTTCCGCAGACAAACGACTTGTATGCGTCCACCATGCCGGTGTGGTTTTCCAGCAGAAACGAAAGAAATTGCTTGATCGTCACGTCTTTGGCTGTATATGGCGCAACAGAGCTGTCGTTGAGGTAGGCCAGCTCTCCCTCGCAAAAGACTTTTTGACGCAGCATAAAATCCTGCTCATGGCTCATGGGCCTGCCCTCCCAGATGCGCACACCGTCTTGTTCTACGGACACGGTCGTGCGCATTTTTTGCAAAGCTGAGTGAGCCACATTGCCAAGCGGCAGGGTGAATTCCAAGCTACCGGCCTTGCTCACCTCCCGTGTCAGAGTTGGACTGATGATCTTTTTTGTGTCCGTGTAGTCCGTTGGGTCGTAAATGCAGGTCTTTGTCTTCCACACGTCAACGCCGGTCTGGACGCCCGCATAAACTTTATAGCTCATAAGCTGCCCCCCAGATATCGGATGCTAATGCTGCAATCCGCAGACGCCGCAAAGATGAGAGTACCTACAACGCCATCCGGCATATGCAAGCCCTCAATGTACTGCCACTCTGTAGACTTTGCAAGGATGCCAACCTCAAGGCCATTGAGAGACACCGCAATGTCCGCAGCGTCCTCGCTGCGCTTGAAGTAGATGCCAGCCGCTCTTGGTGCACCGGTAACGGTTACGGTGATGTCCTCGTTGGCTTTGAGCTGGATATCCGTATAATCGCGGATGATCGCCGTATCAAATACAAGGTCATCCCACAGCCAGTCATCAGAGCCGTCGTATACACTGCGTTTGAAGGGGTCGCAAGTGCCTGTAATCGTAAACACACAGTATAATGCGTCCTTGCTGACGGACACCTCCCACAGGCCCTCCCAGTAAAAACTGGGGTCATTGTCGAATTTACACTGGAGCCATTTCCCGTGGATGGCGTTTGCGATAGTGCTGTAGAGGTTCTCCCACTGCTTTTTCGGTGCAGTGCACTTGAGTTCCATGGTAATGGTGCGCTTTTTGTAGTGTGGCCTGCCGTCCAAAGAACTGGTCAGGTTGAGCAGGGTATCAGACCCCGGCACCTGCACAAGGTAGTCATCCACCTCAGCAGGGCCGATTTTTGGGCTTCCGACCTTGAGATACAGCCCCCAGTCTTTCAGGGTGTGGAAGTTGCCAATTTGTGCGCCCAAAAGTTTGCCCATTACACACCCCTCGCTTTCCTCGTCACGGTCACACCGATGCGCGCGTCAACATTTTGTGCCATTCTGGGCGAAATGACGCCCACCAGCTCGCCAGAATCCATGACCACCTGACCGGTGCCAATGGCAGGCAGATGCTCGTCCAGAAGCTCCTCGATGCGCTCCAGAATGCTGGTCTGCTTGTCTGCGTGGCTGCTCTGTCCAATCACGCGGTACTGCATCGCAGACCGCGTAGAAAACTCGTTCAGGCTGTCGTACACGCCCACATCGTCAAACGGGCTCTTGTAATTATTGACCGGGTCTTTGCTCTTTTTGTTTTTGGCCCACAGCGCAAGCCCGATGCCGCCAGCTGCAGCGCCCGCAGCGCCAACGCCGAGAATGACGCCAAGGACTGGGTTTGCAGAGATGAACGACACCACAGTGCCAAGCGCGGACGTGATGCCGCCAGCCATGCCAGAAAAACCCTGCACAATGCTGCCAAGTGCGCCGCCAACGCCGCCAGAGCTCGCAAGCCCGCTCACGACCTTAGAGAAGGAATCAACTGCCGTCGTGGCATTGTTTACGCCCGGCACAATGCCGTCTTTAAACAGGCTTTCTACGGCGGTAAATGCGCTTTTCAGACCACCGCCATAGTAAGATTCGTTCACGGCGGCAAGGGCGTTGTCAAACCACTTGGAAATCACTTCGCGCTGACCCTGCGACACCTCGCCCCAGATCAGCTTGGTAACATCGAGTGCAAGACTTGACCAGTCTTTGTTCTTGGCGTCACTTATGGTGCTTTTCAGCAGCCCGAAGATTCCTTTGTCGGATTCTCCGGAAGCGTCGCTGAGGTACTGGTCAATGCGGTTCTGGATGCCCTTGACGCTGTTGTCAATGGCGGTAGCCGTCTCGGTGACCTTGTCCTGTATGCCGTCCACATAGGTTACGACCTTCTCGTAGGTCTCAGCTGCACCATTTACAATACGTTCGCCGGTTTCGGTCACAGTCTTTGTGACGTGCTCGCTGCCGTCGGCGTACTTCTCCACCGCCTGCTGCACCTTTGTGGTGATGCCGTTAAAGGTGGTTTCCGAGACGTTGGTAAAGGTGCCCAACAGCGTTTTTGACATGTCGTCATAGGTCTTTGTGACCTTTGTGACCGTGCCGTTGACTTTGGTTTCGACCTGCTTAAAGGTCGTGGCAACACCGTTCACCATCTCCTTGCCGGTCGTGGTGGTGGTCTCGGTGATGCGGTCTTTGATTTTGCCCGCGCTGTCCTTGACCTTTTCGGTAAGGGTCTGGATGCTGGTGGTCACAGTGCCCAGCGCATTCTGCGCGGTGGTCGTGGCAGTGCTGGAGATGGACGAAATGACCGTTTCGGTGGTGGATTTTTTACCTGTGGATTTTTTCTTTTCGGTGCCGGTTGGGGTTGTGGTGATGCTGCTTCCGCCGTTTCCGGCTGCTGCAGCAAGTTCCGCCTGACGCTCAGACCAGCTCTTGTTACTGATTCCGATACCTTTTAGCGCGTTTTGCCGCAACCTGTTACGGTTGCTCTGCCGGTTATTTGCATCCGCGTACTCTTCGTAAGTATCGAAGTCTGCTGTGGCGGCTTTTCCCAGAAAGCGATTGAGCTTATAGCTCAGCTTGTCCAGCCAGGTGGAGGCACTGGAAGCAAAGCCCTCAAACCAGGATTTGACGGACGAAATTGGGCCGCTCAGACCAGTAATCGCCCCAGCCAGGCCAAGCCACCCGTCGGTTTTGTAGGCTTCCTGTGCTGCGACGAGCATGTCGTTCAGATTGCCGATTACAACGCCGACGCCACTGGATAAATCGCCGGTCAGCAATCCCGCCAGCTGCTTTACATTGTCCTGCAGGGTAGACATGCGCCCATTCATGGTCTGGTTCTGTGTCTCCATAGCACCGTAGTAGCGCCCGCCCTCTTCGCTGGCTGCGATAAGAGCCTGAGACAGCAGGTCATAACTGATGGTCATGTTCTGGACTTCCTGCACCGATTTGCCGGTGTAGTCTGCCAAAATCTGATAGATATTGATGCCCGCATAGGCAAACTGCTTGATGTCTATCGCTGCAGCTTTGCCCACGTTTGCGATCTGCTGCAGGTTTGCAGCCATGCGGGATAGTTCGGCGTTGCCGCCGCCAGTTGCGGAAACTGCATCGCCCAGTGCATTGATGACCTTGCGGGAATACGCAGCATTTTCGCCTGCGCTGATAAGCAGCTGGTTTGCCTGCGTCAGGGATGCCACGTCAAACGGGGTGCGGGCTGCGTCCTCCTGAATTGCCTGCATGGCTTCCTGTGCGGCCTGTGCGCTGCCCAACATATTGGTAAAGCCGGTGGTGTACTTTTCTATCTGGGCGTTATAAGAAATGCCCATCTCGACAAAGCCCTTTGCAAGGCCTACCGCTTTTGTCCCAAGCGAGGTAAGCATATTTGCAAGGACAGTCGCTTTTGCGCTGGCTGCTGCAAACTGGTTTGCCATGCCTGAAACGCCGCTCCCGGCGGTGTTTGCGCTACGGTTCAGCGAGTTTGCGGCGCTTTGCGTCTCTTTTCTGGCCTGCTCGATGCCCTGCTCATACTCGGAGGTATCAAGCCCCAAAGTGGCCATCAAATTAAAAATGTTCAGATTCCACCACCTCCGTTCTGCTCTGCGGCTTTTTTACTGTCTGCAAGGGTCTTTTCCCAGCACGCCTGCGCTTCCTCCAGCGTAGTCTCGTGCCTGCGCTCAGATAGTGGCTTGTCGTACTCTGCCATGATCTCGCTGAAGGGCTTCTCCACCGGCTGACCAAGAGATACAGCACAAAGATAAAGCATATCAGCCGTGTACAGCTGGTATGCTCTTGTGCGCTGCTGTTCCCGCATCTCGCTGATGACGAACCATACGAAATACTTTAAGCCGTATGCTCGGAGATGCTGGAGGTCGGCTCGGCAGACGTAGTGCCAAAACTTAGGCCGTTCAAGTCTGCCAGCGAGGACAAAAAATCCTGCACGTCTTTCTGCATCACGGACTTTGTAAGTGCAGTAAACGCCTTGGGCAGGGTGTCTTTTTCGCCCTCTTCCAGCGTGTACAGCTGGTGCAGGGCGTTCACGGTGCGCTCAGGGTCAAGTTTCATCAGAGGCTTGACAAAGTCCAGCGCGGCAAGCGCAAACTCGCGCGGTGTCAGCTTTTTCTTTTCACCGGGCTGCGGCTCTGCGCCCAGCATCTTCAGGGCGTTCGCAACAATGGTCTCCCGGGCTGCCTTGGTCTCCGGGTTATTTACGTTGTCCTTTGCGTCCATGACCATGCGTGTGATTCCGTCCACTGCATCATACAGCTTGGGCAGCGCTTCCACGGGGTCAAGATTGATGGTAAGGATCATTTATTCTGCCTCCTTGACGTAGAACTCCATAGGCACCTTGCTGGTGTCGGTCATGTCGTAGTGACCCTTCAAGCTCAGGCTGATGTTTCCCTTTCCGTCCTTGGTGGTTTTCAGCTCGATGCCGCCATCGCTCACAGCCTTCATCAGCTTAACCGCGGCATAACCGCCGCCGATCAGGTTGCCATGCCACCAGATGTCCTGGAAGTCCTCGTCCTTGTAGTCTTCGCGCACGGTGATCTTGTTGGTTTCAACGTCCGCAGCGCCCAGCTCCAGCTTGATGGTGTCGGCGCTCACGGTCATGCAGGTGGTGGACATACCGCAATCCCAGCTGGTGATGTGCTTGAGCTGGTAGGTGTTCTCGGGCACTTCGTCCAGATCCTCGCCCAGATCAATGGTGTTGGGCTTGCAGGAAATGGTGATGCCGCCGGAGGTCAGGCAGATAAGATCTTCTGCAGCAATGGGGGTTGTACCCGCCGGGTCAAACTTTTTGAGCAGCGCACCCGCCTGAAACTGAAGTTTTTTGAAAGCATCTGCCGAAATGGCGTGATACATTTTGTTCATGCGTTATCCTTTCTCACACCACAAAGGATGTGACGTCAAAAGTAAGGTATGTGCACAGGTATTTTTCCGGTGGGTTGTCCATAGACTGCGCCCACGGGTTGCCTGCGCATAAAAGGATCGCGCCGCCCTCGCACTCGATGGTAAGCCCATCGCCAAGGGCAGCGCGGATCTCGTCTGTTTTGCGGATGATGGGCAGCTTTCCGCCGTCCACCGAATACCAAAGCCGCGCGTGGAAGGTGCTGCTCTCGTCAAATCCTTTGGGAATGACCGGCAGCACTGTGATATAGGGCAAGGAAGCGCCCTGCGGCACAAAATCCTCCGGGTACACAGGAATATCAAACAGCAAAAAAAAGCTGTTCAGCGCCGTTGTAATGGCTTCTGCTGTGCCCATCAGGTCAACACCGCCTTTTTGCACTGGACAACTGCAAGGTTCATCCCGCTTTCCGCCGGAGACAGCTTGTCTGCGCTGGCAGATGTGACCTCGAATACCTGCGCGTCCTCCAACCGCTTGATGCGGTCGAAGGGGGAGAGTTGAACGCTCTTGTCAACGTAGATCGAATAGGTGGAAGCGGTGCCCTGCTGCTCGGCCTGCTGTGCCTCAATGGTGGTGTCGTGGCGTTCTACGCCCTCGAATTCCAGCCCCGGAACCCATGTGGTGGTGGAGCCGAACAGCCCATCAGAAACGAGCTTTTTTTCCAGAAAGCAGAATTTCCGGCTGAAACCGTCCATGACGGTGTTCCGGACAAAGTCGTTGACTGCCATTACAGTTTCCTCCATTGGTTGATCTCCTTGCGGTACCGGGTCAGACCATCCGCAGGGAGTCCGTCGGATCCGGTCGCCATGGACCCGGACCACCCATTGAACGACTGCGACACATACATACCGCCGGATGGGAGTCTTGCGTCGTAGTCGGTGATCTTCCGGGACAGCTCCACAAAATCAGGCGGCACGCGCATAGGCTGCACCGTCCCGGTAAAGGTCTCGGCAGTCAGATCGCCGTCCCCGGCCTTGTGCACGCCGTCATTGAAGATGGATCCGCAAACGAGGAAATACTGCCCCGGCACTACCCCGGCGGGCACGGTATCCGGCTCAAAGGCGAACTCCCCAGCAATGGGGTCGTCCGCCCGGTCAAAAAAATTGTGCGTGTAGACGCACAGCTCCGGTACAGTCATGGGTCGTCCTCCTTACAAAGGGGCGATTACTCGCCCGGGGTAATGGTCTCGACAGCGATACCGTCCAGATACTCAGCAAACAGGGTCACGCCCATAATGGCGTAGCTCTCGGAGGTTGCGGTGCTGTAGTTTGCCTGAGTGTGGAAGCCGATGAGGTTGCTTGCCTCGCCTGCGGTCCGGTAGACCAGACCTGCGCGGGCAAACTCGCTATCCGCAGGATCCACATAGTACATGACGATGTTGTCTACCGGGGTGGCAATAACCTTTCCCTTCGCAATCTCACTGTCGGACAGCAGGAAGATGGTGTTGTAGCCCATGAAGTCCTTGATGTACTGGAAGCCGAACTGGTTCTGCACGGTGATATTGGCATTGCCCAGATAGTCGTACACGTCCATCACGTTGACAAAGCCAACAACGCCGGTCACGGTGCGATGCATGGTCTTGAACTTGTTCTCGACCGCGCCCTTGGCATGTGCCAGCGCCATCTGGAAGGTCTTGGGAGTGCCCTTCAGGGTGCCGGTGTTCAGGAACTTGTAGAACTTATCCGTTACCAGAGCGGTCAGGTCGTACAGGAACTCATCATCGGTCTTCTGCACGGCGACATCGTAGCCGTAATTCTGGATCGCCTCAAGGGTGACAGACTTGCCGTACTTGTCGATGGTGATCTTGCCGTACTCCTTCTCCTTGACGGTGTACTTGCTGAACGGGATCTCTTCGCCCTCGCCCACGGTGCCGCTCTGCAGGGTGCCCTGTGCATACTTGCTCTTGAGCACGGTGCCAGGCTGCATCCGGATGGGGCGCATGATGCCCAGAATGGTGCGCAGATGGTCCCAGTTGCGCTGGAAACGGGTCACAAAGTCGATTTCACGCGCGGCTACGGTGATATCGGTAGTCATGGTGGTATTTTCTTTTGCTGCCATATGTTATTCCTTTCCGCCGCCTGTAAACAGGTCGGCATTTGCAGCAATCGCGGCCTGGCGTTCGCCAGCGTCCTTGATTGCAAAAATTTGGTCTTTGGTCATTTTGGAGCCGGTGTTGGTAGGCGGGGTGTCCACCTTTGCGCCGGTGGTCGTGGTCGTAGCCACAAAGTCGCCCCAATCAGCTTTCAGGCTGTCGGTGTGCTTCTTGGCGTCCTTGACGTTGCCCTTTTCGTCCAGCTCCAGCTTGTCAATGTCCTCGCCGGACAGCCGCACAACGCGGTCTGCATACTTGTCCAGCACCCCGGCGGTCTTCAGCAGCTCCCGGAACTTGGATTCCTTGGCTGCGTGGGTGTCTTTCTGGGTCTGCTGGGCCTTGTAGTCGGTCAGCGCCTTTTCAGCGGCTTCCTTGCCGCCGTTGGCTGCATCGCGGTCCTTCTCGGCCTGTGTGCGGGCTGTTTTTTCTGCATCCAGCTGGTCTTTGAGTTCGTCCGTCTCCTTGTGCAGGGCGTCCAAAATGGCCTTGGCCTTGTCATCGTTGGAGGTTTCGGGGTTCTCCAGAATCGTGCGGATGTCAGCTCTTTTGAGTGCCATGTGATAGTCCTTTCTGCCCTTGCTCGGGCTGCCATGCTTGGCAATAAGGTTTATTTGCCGGACGTGCTGCCGGTGTGGTGCCGCTTGTGGGGCTTGAACCCACGGCCCCCGGATTAAAAGTCCGGTGCTCTGCCAGACTGAGCTAAAACGGCATAAAAAAGCGGCTGACGCTGTGCGCCAACCGCTGAGTATTTAGTTTTTGCGTGCAACTTTGGTGATACATTCGACCGCCCAAAACTTCGCTTCCTGTAATTTTGTCATGCACAGACTTTTTTCTCGGCTTTCAGGAAGTGCGTCAAGCTGCGTTGCAAGCTCAAGGAAAAGGTCTTCTGCCTCGCAGTGCGCAGTTTTCACATCATCGGGCAGGAACTTTTCTTTTGGTGTTTTGAACATTTTCTCCAAATTCATGAATTACGCCTCCTTGTTTCCTTCTTCCACTGCGATCTCTCGCAGCTCTTCGATGTGCTCCTCCACCGCCGGGCGCAGGAACGGGCGTGGAGCCATACCACGGGTAAAGTGCCATTTGCCGTTGAAGTCTTTCCAGACCCACGGCGTTTTGCGTCCGTTGCCCTTCTCGGCAAAGATGCCCGTGCCAAGCTCAACATAGACGCTGTAAAAGAGATTTGACCCGATGGTCACGGTCTTTTTTGCAAGGTCTACGGCGTAGGTCAGGCTTTGCTTGAGCGCACCGCCCACGTAGCCCTCAATGCCCGTGCTGTCTGCCGTGCCGGTGGGTACAAGCAGCTGTGCGTAGTCCTGCACCTTCATGCCCCAGATGGTCAGCACCCGCTCTGCCCATGAGTCCAGAGCTTCATGCAGCTGCGGGGTGTTGTCGGTGAATTTGATGTCGTAGTTGAAGTTCATGGTTCATCCCTCCAATCCTTACTTTTTCTTGAGCTTACAGCTTGTTTTCTTCCGCAAACTTTTCCAGTTCTTCAAGCGCCGTTTCGTAAGAATCCAGTACGTCATAATCTTTAAGAGCCGTACTTTTTGCTTTTTCTACCTTTTCTTTCCATCTTCGTATTAACGGCTCCACATCGCAAACCAACGCTGTGGGTTCTTCTTTTTTACATATGATAGAAAACAGCTCGGAAATTCCGCTGTTCCAGTTTTCCATTGCTTCTTTTGCTTCCATTATTTTCCGTTCTCCTTTCTCCGTTTTCTCTCTTCCGCCCACCACATTTGCTCTTTTTCTTTGCCGCCCTTGGATTTATACCACTCGGTATAGGTCATAACCGGCACGGCTTTCTTTACTGCCACTTTTATGGGCTTGCCTTTGTCGTCCACCATACCCGTGTCTTCGTATGTGACGATATTTTCCCGCCGGGCGGCGTTCTGCCTGGGGTACTTTCCCAGCGCAGAGGACAACACACAGCGGCAGTGGTAGACCATCTCCGGCGCTGCGTTGGGGTCTCCGGGGCGCTGAATCTCGTAGCCCTGCACCTTGAACGGCTCGTCAAGGTCGGCGGTCTGCTGATCCAGCAGGCGGTGGGTCTCACGGGTACGGTAGTCGTGGGTGGAGTTCCACCGCTTTTTGACCTCGATGCCCAGAGCCTTGGCGTTGCGCATCTGCTGCAATGCCCCGGCGTTCTGAGCGCCTGTGAGCGCCGTGATGGCGTTATTCATGGCCCAGTGGATCTCTGTATCAGCCATGCCGTTGACGGCCTGCACGGCGATGTCGTGGACGCTCTTGCCCTGCACGATACCCTGCATGACGTAGCGGTTGAACACCCGGGCGTCATAGGTGCGGTTGCTCTTGCTCTTGATGCGCTTGTTTGGCACCAGCTTGGGGTTTTCCTTCAGCAGCAGCTTGACTGCTTCGGTATTGTACAGGGTCAGCCCGAACGTCACGCCTGCGGCCTGTTCCAGCTCGTAGAAATCCCAGTTTGCGCCAAAGGAAAAGATGTTGTATTGCTCGTCCCGGGCCAGCTTGTAGGCCGTCTGCTGGGCCGTAGTGCAGGTCTGGGTGATACCGTCCAGCTTCTGGCGCATCAAATCGGACTGAAAGACCTGATTTTGCAGCCAGATGCGGTAATCCTCTTCAGTGATTTCGCCTGCATCCAGCTGCGCCCGCTTGCGCTCGTCCAGCGCTCGGTACTTCCCCAGGAACTCGGTGAGCTGCTCGGTCATTTCCCGGCGGGCAGTGCCGTATACGCGGAGGATGCGTCGGCGCAGGCGGTTCAGCTGCCGGGTGGAAATGCGGTCACGGTCAGAAATCATGCTTCATCACCGTTGTCATCCTCGTCCACGGTTTCTCGTGCTGCGCTTTCCGCCATCAGGGACGCCCTGGCCTTTTCCTTTTGCTCCGGGGTCAGGTTTGGCAGTAGGTCAATGGCCATGTCCTGCCCAATGATCGCCGCCTCGGAGATTACTGTGCTGACCTGCTCTGCGGTGTTTACGATTCGGCTCCGGTTGAATGTCGGCGTTGCGCTGCCAAAGCCAGCCAGCGCACAGATCTGACGAACAAAAGGTTTGATCTGGGCCTCGAAGTCGTCTGCGTTCTGGTTCAGGGGCTCATAAGCCGCATCCAGATGGTCGTTGGTGCTGTTTGCGCTGACACAATGCACGTCCAGACCGCCGAAATCCTCATAGACCCGGGTGTGCAGCAGCTCCAGCAGGGTCTGCCGAGCAGTCACCGGCACCTCGCTGGTGTATGGGGTGATCTTGCCGCCCTCGCTGGTATCCGCACCGGCGATGTGGTACAGGTTCAGCTTCGCAAGGAACTCCTGCAGCTCATCATCGGTCATGCCGTTAAAGTTTTCACACAGCCAGTAGATCTGCGCGCAATCCTGCAAGTCGCTGCAGAAGCCGGACGTCACCAGATCGGTGTTGTCGATGTAGGCTTTCAGGCCTACGAGGGTGCTTTGATGCAGGTCGGATCCCCACAGCGGCACCACAGGCAGAGTGCTGTAGTTTTCCCCCTCCACGCTTTCCAGCCCGCCGCCGGGGGTCGTGATGACCACGCTCTTGTATGCCTTCTTCTGGGCCGTCTCCTGCATAGTGCTGCCGATCCTGCTTTCCGTGTACTCGGTGTAACCGTCCTCTTCGTACAGGACATAGTGCATATCCGTGTCCGGGTTCAGCCGCCAGAACCGTACCCCGGCCCGCATAGAGCCGGTGGTCTCATCGTACAGGGGCGCAAACTCGGTCAGTTTGAACACCACCAGATGGTCGTTGTTCCAGAAGCCAAAGCTCTCACCGTGGATCAGGGCAAAATATCCGGCCTTCTGGATCTGCTCGTCAAATTCAGCCCCCAGTTTTTCTTTGTCCACGTCCTTATCCGCAAAGGTAACACCGTTGCCAAGAGAGTAGGTAGCACGCTGCTTGTTCAGCCGCCGGAAAAGATTACTCTTGACCATATCGGGCCGGGGTACATCCTGCCTTGTGTTCTTGGAAAGGCGCTTTAGCATCAAAGCGTAGGCTTGGGAAAAGCGTTCCGCGCCCGGGTTTTTCTGGGCGTCGTACAGATCGGCGTCCAGCGCCATCCTGTAAGGTCCGGAAGCACAGTGCTGCTGCACGAACCGCCGAACAAAATCTGGCTGTTCCCCGGCGGCTTGCGCCTGCTGAAAGGTCTGGAAGGTGTATACAGTGCTCAAAATCAATCCCTCAGTTTCACAAGGCGCTTTGTGCGCACAAAATATCGGATGGCGTCCATACAGTGGTCGTTGACCTTCAGCACGGCGTCGTCTTTATCTGGATCCCAAGCGTACACGCCGAACTCTTCCAGCGTGTGCTTGCAGTCCTTGTAGATCTTCAGCCGCCCGGTCTGCAGCATGGTCTGTACGTCCAGAATGCCGCTCAGAACGTCGTTGTTTGCCGGGGTTTGCGTGAACCCGTTCTTGCGCAGCTCTGTAATAAGCGGAAGCGCAGAGGGGTCTACGATGATCCTTTCCGGCTTGAGCCCGTCCAGCCACGCTTTGAGATCTGTGACGTACTCGCCCACGGTCTTTTGCCGCTTCTGTTCTCGCCCGCTGTAGTAATACTCCCGGGTGACGATCCAGCAGTCTGCATCGGCCTGTTTTTGGAGCAGCAGGAACACCGTTGCGTTCTGGGTGCCGAAGTCGCACGCCACATAGGCGCTCTTCGGGGACAGCTCGGGCAGCACGTCAATGACGTGTTTTTTGGGGTCGAACATGTCATATACAAGGCCCTCTGCCACCGTCCACAGGCCCAGAATGTAGCGCTGGTAGAAAACTCCACTGTACTGGCTGCGGTATCTGGCCTTGATTTCCTCGGAGAGCGACAAGTTGTCGTCCATCGTAAAGTGGAGGTACATCATCTTGCGGGAACGGCATTTCCGCACCCACTCAAGATAAAACCAATGCTGTGGGCTGCCCGGGTTGCAGTTGAACCAGAATTTTGACCCGGTGACGGAGCAGCGGGCAGTGGCCTGATTGACAAAGCTCTGCGGCATCAGGGCCACCTCGTCAAAGAATGCCCCAGCCAGCGTGATACCCTGGATCAGGTCTTGGCTGCTCTCGTCTTTGCCGCCGAAAAAGTAAAACTCGTTGGATTTGCCGCCTTTGCTGACGGTCATGAAATTTTCTGCCCGATGCTCTTTGACATTGTAGCCACGGGCTGCAAGCTGCTGCTTGAGCGTGCCAAGCACGTTGCGTCGGAAGCTGGCAATGGTCTTGCCGCACATGGCAAACTGCTGCCCGCTGTAACAGGTCATAGCCCACTGGACGAAAGAGAAGCTCATGGCAAAGGTCTTGCCCGAGCGGATAGCGCCATCGGCAATGATTCCGTTGTAACCGCTGTATGCGCTCTGCGGTGTCCACCAGCTCAAGACCTGCTTTTGCCGCTGGCTGAGGGCTTTCCAGCGAAAACCGTTACTTTTCCGCATTGTCTTCCTCTTCCTCTGGCAGCATCTCCACGTCATCCGGCGGGCTGAGGTCCGCGGCAGCGTTCAGGGCATCAAGCAGGCCATCGTCTGGGACTTCAACGCCGCTCTGACCTCCCAGCATGGCAAACTTGTCCACAATGGTGCCGAACGCCGTTGACAGCTGCGGCAGTGTTGCTTCCGCGATTTTGTTACGGTCTGCCATCGCCTGAAGGTACAGCCCGAGAAGATTCTGTGCTTCCCCGCACTTGCTGCCTAAGTAGGAAAGCATGTCCTGCGTGTTCTGCTCTTTTTTTAAGGCGCACAAATCCGCGCACTTTGGATTATCTTTCACGATTTTCCGCACAGTGCTTTCTGCCACGTCGTTCAGCTTTGCGGCTCTGGTGTAGCTCTGCAGCTGCACATAGTCAGCAATGATCTTCTTTTTCTGCCTGTCTGTCAGCCGCTTCGCGCTCACCGCCACCACCTCTCTAAATTCATGCAAAAGAAAAACCGCCCGGAAATCCGAACGGTCAAAATATCGAATGTGCCGCTTGCAGGAATCGAACCCGCTACCCCCGGATTAAAAGTCCGGTGCTCTGCCAGACTGAGCTAAAGCGGCATAAGAAAAACCAGCTTTGCTGCATGGAGCTCATCATGCAAAAAGCTGGTTTTTAATCGTATTGTATCAGCAGCGGTTAATCCGCACGGATAGCAGGCCGTGCTCCTTGGATACAGCCACGGCCTCCGATCTCTGCCCGAGGCTCGCGTTTTGTGTGGTCTGCACGGAAACCGAAACGCCGCGCATAGCGCACAAAGTGGCTTTCTTTGTTGCTGATCGGTAAGGCCGAGAGGATAAGGCCAGCGCCGAGACGTGTCAAAAACCTTGCCATGTCGCAAATCAGTTCTTTCAAGCGCTCAAACATTTGTATGCCTCCTCTCCAAAAGTGTCCACTGCGGACACTCTAAAATCACGCTAGCCGCCAGCTGGATTTGAACCAGCACCCACGGAACGGATGTGCGCAGTGGTTGGCTGTGCAGTGATGTTCCCGTGGTATCACCAACGTTGTCCCGCCTTAAATGGGCGGCGCTCTGCCAATTGAGCTATGACGGCATATAAGCAGCGCCCGTGCATTCAGTTTGTTGGACATGCGTCAAACGGTGGGCGCTGCTGCATCTGGAACTTTCGCCGCCAGATGCCCGGCTATCTGCGCGGCCTTCTCACAGGGTACGCAGCTGGCATTCCCGGCAGGACTTAAACCTGCAGCCTGCGGTTTTGGAGACCGCTGCTCCATCACTTGAGCTACGGGAATATAAAAAGCCGCCCTTGGAATCGAACCAGCCGTGTCTACACACACGCGCCGCGCTCCAAACTGCGCTCAGGCGGCCATATAAAAACAGCTCCGGTTCGCCGCCGGGGCTGTTGGCTGGCGCACATCCTGTCAGGAAAGCTACACCTTGGCAAGGATTCTAAGGCCTTTTCTCGGCACGGGAGGTTGCACGTGCGGCCTTGCGGGTTGTCTAGTCCATGCGCCATACGGTGCGATACGGCGGAATCGAACCGCCTCCTGTCTCTCATGAGCGGCAGGCTGCCTTTGTGTCAGTGTATCGCATAGAAGCAGCCCGCGAAACGTGAAGAGAGAGCAAAGCCCAGTACCTGCAAGCAGAAAAGGAGGAAAATGCCAAGAAGGGACACGTTTCGGAGGCTGCATGCATCGGTTTGCCTTTTGGCTTTTCCGATGATACAATTTTACACCATGCGATAGTGAAACCGCAATGTAATGACAGTGCAATGTTTTTAAAGGCTCAGCTCCTCCATTGCTTTGCGCCGCAAGACATAGACCATACGCAGAGAGTAATTCATATCTTTTGCGACCCTGTCCCACGTGAGGCAATCGAGATAGTACTTGTACAGCACCGTGTATGCTTTCTCGTTCTGGATCTGGGCGAGCGCGTTTCTGATCTCGAGAAACAGCCTGTCGCAGACCGCTCTTTGCTCATAGGCGCGGCGCTCCGCTTCCTCTTCGCGTTCCACCGCCCGGGCAAGGCTCTGGCCATCTTTGCTGCCGCCGGGGGCCGCGCTGAGACTCTGGGTGATGTGCCGGGTGGCCTCCTGTGCTTCGGCCAGCCGGTCAGACAGCAAGTAGTATCTTTTCTCCGCTTCGCGGTAGCGGTTCAGCCACGCCTTAACGGCGCGGTAATCGGTTCCGTCCGGCTTTGGCGTGTCGGTTTCAGGTGTCCATGTGCGTGTCATTGTTTTCCTCCTTGCTGGCGAAAATCTCAAAAGTGACTTTCAGCGTTTTGCCGCCACGGACTTCCCATGCCTTTTGAATTTCGGTCTTGTTGTCACGCATCATTTCCGTGATGAAATGCCCCATGACCGCCGTAATCGCTTCATCGGTCACATCTGACTTGTTTCTCCACATCTTCAAGCCATCTTTTCGAGGCGGTGCCATCGTTCCTGCATAGATGTTTCCAAACATCCCACACCCAACATGATATTCAGCCATTTTCGTCCTCCATTTCTTCGATCTTAATTTCCACCCGGGGTTTCTCCCGGTCAAGCTCCACCCTGCTGCCATCGTGGGCGGCGACGATCTTGCTGTTGTCGTCCTCCAGCACCCGGGCTTTTACCAGGATGTCCGTGGTCGCCTCGATGAGGTTTGCCAGATCGACCCGGCGGGCGGTCTTCATGTAGTAGACGCACCGCACGTTCACACGGGCAGAGATTGGGCTACGCGGCCTTTTGATTTGCCGCAGGCAGTCCGTCTCATAATCCACATAAACCTTGCTGGGAGCCACGAATGGGGTCCCGGAGCGTGTGCGGAGAATGCGTGCGGAATTTTTCTTGGTGCGTGGGTCGCCGTAGAGGGTCAGCTTCATCTGCCTTCCTCCACATAGTACCAGCTTTGGGGCGGGCGTTCGATTCCGAATGCTTCTCCCCGGCAAATTAGCTTTTCCGCGTCCCATCTGCGGCAGGTGCAACAGTCTCCGCGATGCGTACAGGGTTGTATCGCCCAGAAATCTTTAAGCTTTACTGGCTTATCATAAATTTTCAGGTCAGAAATGTGCCAGCCGTATCCGTCACCGCCCTTGAGATACTTTTTAGCCTGCGCTTCGGTCAAGCAAGCCGCTTGAAGCAGTGCATCTGCCGGTTTATACCACCCGTCCAATGTCAAAATGTTTATGTCCATCATCGTTCCGATGTGGACGAGCTTGTCGATTTTGTCACAGGTGAACTGGCCAATTACTCTGCCGTCCATTTTCTGCACGCCCGCCTTGGGCAATTTCATGACCAAGCCATCGTGACCGGTGCAGTAGATGTACGCCTTGAACGGTGTTTCCAGTGTCGGGCGAGTCTTGCGCACCTCCACGGTTTTCATCCCGCTCCAAATCAGCTTGCACCAGTTGGGCCGAATGCTCAAAAGGACTGCTTTCATAGTTTCCCTCCAATCAGGTCGTCACGGTTTTCATTTTTACCCCCACTGTTTAGCCATTGCTTTTGCAATGCCTGGAAAAGTTTTGCTACGTTCTTTTGAGTGGCCGCGTCCCATCCAATGATTCTTTTCTCGCAATTTTGGTGGCAACGTCGTCATGTAGTCGTACACGTTGTCAGTTTCCTCAAGGATAGGAAGATTTTTAATCCACAGGCAAGTTTTCTTTTGCTCCGGGTGTCCAAACTGCCAAGGATTGATAATCTGATCCGGCTTTCGGTATAGCGTAGACATCACGCACACAGGATTTTCAACCGCTATATGCGGGACATCCGCTTCAATAAATTTCATAAAGAATGCAGCAGCTTCATAGCGTAAGCTGAGTGGTTTTTTCCCCTCCGTGAACCACCGCGCACCAGAAACAGCTAGGTGTGTGCAAGGCGGGTGTGCAATGAGCAAGTCCCACTTGCCAACGTCATGCGTTACGCCGTCCATCGTCACGACTTGCCCCCCCTCCAGAGCCTTGAGCGCATCTCCGAGAATATGCCATTCAGGATGCCCGCCGGACGGCTCCTGAATGTCGCAGGAGTAGGCTTCGTGACCCTTGGCGCGGAACGCCTTGCACACTTCCTGCGATTCCTCGCAGGCAATCAGCACTTTCACCGTTTTCTTCCTCCCATCCATCCTTCTTTGTTGAAATCGTTACGGCTGATCCGCTCCGCCGCGTGGTTACCGTTGGTGTAGATGCGCTGCGCTTTCAGCTGACGCTTGTACTCGGCGTACTTCGGGCAGCTGTCGTGACAGATCGGGTGCCGGTCGGGGCAGTCTTTGCAGGGCTCAAGTTTTACCATCGGTCTGCACCTCCTGATTTTCTTTTCCGAGCTCCTTCCTTGTCGGCTCGCTCGCCCGCAGCCTTGCCGCTTCACGGGGGGCAGTGGTGATATCGGCCTGCGCCTGCTTCAAAAATTCAGCACGGCGGTATGTAAGGTCTGGCATTTCAGCCAGCTCTGCCAGTCCTCCCACGCTTCCGGCATAGGATTTTGCCGCTGGGGGGAGCTGGTCATACAGGGCTTGCAGCTCTTTCTGTCCGTCACTACGAAGCAGCCCGCCCTTTTCGTCAATGCCGGTCACCATCGGGAATTTGCGCCAGCTCAAAAATGTCTGTGCCTTGCGTGCCGCTACAGCCAGAGCGTCCCACTCGGCAGATGGGTCAAGACACTGGGAAAGCTGCTTGAAGATGTCGGCCACCGTTACCGGATAAACGCATACCCGGTTTGCCGCCAGAAAAGCCCGCTTGACAGTATCGCCGTCATAGTCGCCAAACTGGTACGTCCACACATCAATGGTGGTCTGCATCTCCTCGTCAGTCAGAGGCTTGGAACCCAGCTTGTACAACACAAAATTCATACGGATCAGCTTTGCCACGTCTTCCCGCGTCATGTCTCAAACCCTCTTTCTCTGTCCATCTTCGCCAGCACCCGGGCAAGCTGGTCGTCTACGGTTTCGGTTGGCTTTCGGTTATATCCAGATGCTTGGTCTCTGTCTCTGGATATCCAGCCCGATGCAGCAGCCTTCCACTTTTTCATTGGGTTCTTTCCTACGCGCCACCCGTTGGACTCGTAGTAAGTAAAAAATCTTTCAGCTTGAGCGTTCGTTCCGCCCTTTTCGGCAAAGTACGCCTTGACCTCTGCCATGTCCGGTGGGTGGAATCTGTCTGTTTTGTTCTCCGGCGTGGGTATCGGCGCGTTAGCGCCTTTCTTTATATCCCCGTTAGGGGATATTTCTTTATAAACAGATTCAGATTCAGACTCAGATACAGATAAGCTATTTTTGCTATTGGCAAAATGGCATTTGCTATTTTTGCTATTGGCATCAATAGCTTTGCTATCAGATTTCCATCGTTTTTCCGCTCCTTTTCTTCCAGCTTGCTGCCGCGCTTCGGATGTGCTGGAATACTTTTGTACGTTCATTTCGTCAAACGCTTTTACAGTTTTCCACATCATCCGCATGGAGCGGTCTGTAAAATCCGGTTCTGTTTCGTTCTCGACGTAAGCTGCATACGCACGGATAAACTGTCCAAACTCTTCATCTGTCAGTTCTTCCATCGTGTGAACGTGCTCCAAAAGCAAAATAAAGCTGGTTCGTCTTTTCTCCGGCATACTCCACCTCCTTTCTCGTTTTTACACGCCCGTAACGCCAGATAGCACAGCGCTTTGCCAGTTATCAGAACGGCAGGTCGCCGTCGTCGGTGATCTCGTCAAAGTCGTCCGGCTCGCCCTGCGCGTAACCGGCCTGCGGTGCGCTGTGAGAGGCGTTTGCCTGCTGTGCATAACTTTGCGTCTGCTGCTCAAAACTCCGTGCAGCGGACTTCCCCGCCGCCTTTGCGCCCGCAAAGCTCACATTGTTGGCCACGACCTCGAAAGCGGTGCGGTTGTTGCCGTTCTTGTCCTGATACTGGCGGGTCTGGATGCTGCCGTCGATGACGATCAGGCTGCCCTTCTGGAAATACTTACAGACGAACTCGGCAGTCTGCCGCCATGCGGCAATGTCAATAAAATCGGCCTTGCGTTCCTCGCCCTGACGGACATAGCTTCGGTCGCAGGCAATGCGGAAACGGCACACGCTGGTGCCCTGCGTGGTGGTCTTGAGTTCCGGGTCCGCCACAAGGCGGCCCATGATGGCTACAACGTTAAGCATGCATCAATCCTCCATCGGGGCTTCGTAAGATTCACAGTCAACATTTGCACCCATGAGGACCTCCGGGCACTCCGCGCGGGCAAAATAAGCGGCTGCGCGATACTTGAGCATCATCTCGGTCATCTTGGGCCAGAAGCTGTTGGGCTTGTCCCACCACCCGGAGTCCTTTGCCATTTTAACCGTGACCTTCGGCCCCTCGATTTTCTCACCGGTGACCTTGTCCACACCGATCAGGCGGCATCCCCAGTTGTCCTTGCCTTCCTCGCCCTCCATGCGGTAGCGGGTGCGACCGGCAAACTGTCCGGAATTATCAATCAGGGCTTTGCAGCTCTTGCCGCTCCAGGACGGATTACCCCGCACGACATACAGATTCTGCATGACGAAGGCCGGGTCCATGCCCATTCTGGCTGCCATATTGCAGGCAACGGCACAGGCAGCAACGTTGCCTTTATAGCTCTGCGGAACCATGCCGTCCGGAAGCTGAGCGTAGGCTTTCCCCATGCTGCAAGCAAGCTTCCAACTGCTGATTGCGGCGCTCGCGTTGGAATTCTGAATGGTGGTTTCTTCTGAAATTGCCTGGGGGATAGCATTTTCATGCACCTGCGCAGGCTGTTGCTGTTCGACAGTGATTAGTTTGGCAGCGGTATCAGGCATGGTGGATTTCCTCCTCTGTGAATTTGATTTGAATGATATTTGCAAAGCGCTTGATCGCATCCAGATCCGACTTTGTGCAGTGAAACACAATTTTGCGGTCGCGCGGCTCTTCGTGCTCGGTAAAGCTCATAAATTCGCCGTCATTGTATTCGTCAGGGTCAAAGTCGAACTTTTCCATGGGGTCTTTAAAGGACACAGACGGCTTTACAAGGTTTATCACATTCGGATTCTGCTGAGGCCCCTTGTAGTTGTCTGGCAAGCCATTGATGACTGCCTCATGCAGCAGGGTACGGTACTCATTCCCGTAACAAAAATCAATGCTTTCGTACGGTTCAGGCATGACCTCCGCGCCGCCCGCTGCGTGGATGATGTCAATATCGCACATCATCCTTCCGACCATCCTGTAAATGTTGTCAATCACGGCTCGGCTGAAAGTATCGTCCATGTGCCCTTTTTCGGCGAACGTCGTGAAAAAGGACACTGCGTGGTTGATCTCGCTTGCGAGGTCATTTCCGGCATTGATGAGCCGGAACGTCATGTGCTGCGGGCCGACATAGTAGTAAATACCCTCGGCCTTGTTGGAAAGGTCTTTGACGCGCTCCCTCTTGGTCATACGCTTCATGCGTTCTTTCTGCATAAATATTCACCTCGAATAGATCAGGTTGCCCAGGGCGTCCTTGACGTCGATCTGGCTGTATTCACCGGTCTGGATCTGCTCATCTGCCCAGTGCTGGGCGTCCACGCTGGCCTTGACCGGCTCGCCCTCAAAGCATTGCACGTCAATGCTGCAGTGCTCTTTGCGGTGTCCGTAGCAATAGTAAAATGCCACGTCATGCATTGTAAAAACCTCCTGTTTGTGATATCTTTGTGGTGATGGGCGGCGAAACTCATCACCCTTTTGGCTTGTCCGTGTTGGAGCACGGGCAGGCTCTTCTTTTTTTTGCGGCGTATCGGCGGAAGACTGTCCAACTCATCACGTCGGATGCACTCTTTTTCAAAAATGTACTTGCGAGCCCGACGCCTGCCGTTGCGGCTGTGGAAGCTCGCAGACGCAAAGCTGTTTGCGCTTTTGTAACCCAGCCGTCTGGCACACATCTCAGACGTACCGCTGGCAATCAGGTCTCCGGACTTGGCGTCATACACGGTGTACCACATGACATGGATGACAGTGTCAGGCATACGTGATCTCTCCAGATTCCTCTTGCAACATCTCCAGCACGTTGTCCATTTCTTCGGCGCACATCTCAAAGACGTTTGCCCGTGCGGAGTATCCGGCCCGGACAACAATGTCATCTGAGGCTTCGGCTTCTCGCCTGCAGCGTTCGGCAAGCCGCGTGTAGGATTTGACTTTGCCCTCAACGTACTCTTTGGCCGTCATCATGCCCCACGCTCCTGATTCTCCGGGTATTCCGGGTTGCGGGCGTGGGCGCGGTTGATCTTGCCGTACTTGCGCCGCTTTGCGGCTCTCTCCCTGTCCTCTGCGGCAAAGCCCAGACGAGCCAGCAGAACAGCGGCCAAAATCAGCGCCAGCGACACCGCAAACAGCGTGCCGGAGATGTATCCAGTGGTCTGCGCGGTGCCCTCTGCGCCCATAGCTGTGCCCATTCCAACGCCGCCAAAAATGACAGCCAGCCAGTAGTAAGTAGTAGATTTGAGTTTCATTCTTTCGGATCCTCCTTTGTATAAACCTTTTCGAGCTTGTAAAAATCCTTCACCCACGCCATAAACCTGGCACGGGAGATGTCAGGGCAAGGCTCTTTTGTTCCTACGGACGGCTTTGACCACTCCGGGAAAATTCCCGCCTGGATTTGCGCTCCCAAGACCTTTTCGGTCTTTGAGATGTTGTTGTCCCGAAGAATCTGGACGCACTCTGCGATTCCCATGTTCGGCTTCATTATCGTCCGCCTCCTTTTTGTTCTCAGCTGCCGTTTCAGCCGGATATGCTCCAACCGCTCCGGCTGCCTTGCATCCCAGCGCTGTTCAAGCCAACGCTTGTTGTAGTGCTTCTTCACGGTGCAGCCTCCACAAACTCGCCATTTTTGAGGGTGTACCAGGTGTTCTCTTTGATAACGGCTCCGTCAACCTTTGCCATTTTGGCCAGCAACATATTGCCGTCATCATCGTACTCGGTCAGCACCAGATAGCAGCCCAGTGCGCCGCACGCCTTACCGCAAGCACCGTTTACAACGGCAATGCTATCTTTTCCGTCTGCTTTTGCGTTGCAATAAGCCCCAGTGGCTGCCGCCGTGCTGTAATTGCCGCTGGAACCCGCCGTGCTGAAATTGCCGCTGGAACCCGCCG